TACTGTTCCCACATGTATTCTGAACCAGTCTGAGACTGATATACCTCACACGCTTTGATGAGGCGGTAGATGTCTGTACCTTTGAATCTCATACCCATAGTAACAATGCTCACATATTATAATTAGCAGTTCCAAGCACGCAATGACTTGTTTATGCGGGAATCAGGATCTTTCGCTGTCTTCTTAGAAGTCAGTTTCTTTTTCATGCCTTTCATTCTCGCACAAAAGCTCGCTCTACGAGGGTTCCCAACTTTCTTTGAAGGTGCCTTAAGATCGCTTCCTGGGTTCTCACGCTCATACGACTTCCTACCTTTTTCGTTGAGTCCTCCAGACTTTTTCTTTCCTTCTTTTCTGGTCCAGGCTGCTTCATCTAATTCAAGTTCCTCTTTCTTCACGGAGCGAATGGGCACAGCAAATCTATCCCATGCCTTAGGACCATAGGAGCATTCTTCCCTAGTTTCAGGTTTCTGACACAGTTTGCAAAACTTCTTTTCTTCTTGCTGTTCTTTCTCTGCTAAAACTGCCTCAGCAAGATCTTTAATCTCTCCGTAGGTTCTCATGATATCAACCCATGTGTGCTACAGATGTAGCGTAGATATCTGTAACTGTTGCCTCTGTCTCTACAGTGTCTGTAGGTTCTTTATCAACCACAATAGGACGATGTGGAGCAACGTAGACACTGCCTAGAGTGTCTCCACCAACATTCTTGATAGTAACCAAGTGAGCGTTTCCACCAGCATGGTTGTGCTGCAGTAGAACCTTTGTACCACTGTCAATATTATTACCAGTGGTAGTTAATTGGGTTGCTTGCCCCAGAAGCTTTACTACGTTCATCGTTCTCGTTTATTTTTATTTATCGTTTTCCGCCGCCCATTTCTTTGAGCATCTTCTGCAGTTCTGCTGTAGATCCTACAAACATAGCATTGTTGGTAACCGAAGACGGACCCTTCTTCTGCTCAGCATCAAGATCTTTCATCTTCTTATGTAGATCTTGCAGTTTCTCGGTCATGTCTGCAACGTGCTTCATTGCCGCTACAGCGACTTCATACGCTCTTGGGTGCCCTGACTCCTGAGCGACCTCTAAGGCACCTCTGACCGCCTCCTGACCCTGATCTATGAGGGAGTAGAGTTCTCCTCTCGTGTATTCATAGTCTTTTGTGCGATCGTCTTTATCGATCTTCTCTGGTTTTGGTTTGATTGGTTTGCTTTCCTCTACTTTTACTTCGATATCGAAAGCGTCTTCCATGTTATCTTCAAACTTGCTCATAAGATATTAAACCCGCTGTTGAATCCAAAGTCATCATCTGCAGTGACGATCAAATCATCATTAGCATCGACTTGACCATCTTGATTGAGATCTGTGGTTGCCTTCGGTGTGTATGTAAGTTCTGCAGCTCTTCTTCCAACTGCCTTTGTACCAAGAGTTTCGTAGATAGTTGCCTGTCTGATAATATCTGCTTTGTTGTATGGACCATAGAGATATGACTTAGCAGAGAACTGAAGGGTGTAGATAACCATCCTTCTATTCAAGAAACTATCATCCCATTCATCTTCAAGGTTTACAGAATTGAGAGTAATTGCTACATCTCTTTTCTCATCCATATCAGGAATCATCTTCAATGTAATATTGAATGATGGTTGGAAGTATGGAAGAATCTGTTCCAGAATTTGAAGACCAGTATCTTGATCTTTAGATAAAATACCAAGTTCAAAACTCAACGTATATGGAACAGGCACATATTGAACTCTCAGTTCATTACCATTATCTTCTATAACAGACTTATACTTTTGAATAGGACTTGTCTTTCTAGACTGGTCATACGAGATACCAGTCATCTCGAAATACATGCGAGGCATTGTGATCGCAACTTTCTGAGTCGTTTCGTTCTCAAAAAGACGATATAGAAACTTCTGCTTTGGTCCATATCCCAAAGCAACTTTTTCAGATTCAATAACTTCTCCGTTTGTAGGATCTTTTTTCTTGATCTCTATATTATTGAACAGCGTACCAAAACCGATAACTGTTCTACGAATAGTTTCGTTATAAAAATGATTACCTAACATCAGAAGCTACCTGTAAAATTACCAAATTCACCGAATGGGTTGCCTTCAGTCCAATCAATAATCTCATCACCACCATCTTCAATGGTCTTGTTCTGATCGTATGCAGAATTGGGATTATCTATCGAACTAAATGAGCCTAATGTATATAGGGCATTAGAAACAGTGCCTCTAATCAAGTCACCATCTAAGAAGTCTCCAGTCTTATTGATCATCTCTAGTTCTAGAGTAGATCCGTTCCATCCACCAACTTCTCCAATCACTCCACTAGCAAGATCATACATCTGTGCTCTTGTACCACTAGTATCAGTAGCAGTATAGGCATTCAATACATATCTGCTATTTGCAGAATCATAATAAAATTCTCCTTTTGTTGTAGTTGCTGTAGTACCTTTGTATGTGTAACGATACTTCAGTCTATTGTCCTCAAATGACCAGAAGAAATATTTTGCTTGGGTAGTTGTAGCGTAAATAGGATCAAAAGAAGCAGCGTGTTCAATATAAACAGTGCCTGATCCATCAGAAGACCAGATTCTATCTCCACCTCTATCTAAGAAGTTACCAGCAACAATGTATTCTCTAGCAACAAAATCAGTCGCCAAATCTGGAGCATCAAATGTGACTGATGGTGTGGTTGTATATCCACTACCAAAGTTTGTAAATGTAACTGCATTTACAGATCCATTATCAATAGTACATGTAGCAGTTGCTTGAGTGCCCCCTGTGGGTGGTGCATCAATTGTAATCGTTGGAGCAGATCTATATCCTGATCCACCTGAAGTTATTGAAATACCACTGAGGTTACCATTAGGATCAAGAGTGGATGTACCAGTTGCCGTTGTTCTTTGAATACTAAGATTGAGTGTTGTAGCAACAGCATTATCGAGTTCAATCTCATCAATCTCTTTAACACCAGTATCAAACTCATCACTACCCTGCTCGTAGATTTCAGCAGTAATTTCGTAGTAGTATAATTTACCTAACTGATAGAATGGAGATTCTCTTTCTACAAATTTAATCTCGTAAGCATTCTCTGTTAGAGGATAGTAAATTAAGTCTCCTTCGTTTGGTCTAGTAGTTATATTAAGACTGAGAGCAGGAACTAGTGATTGCTCCCATCTTCTCTTTGATAAGACAAACTTGATTTCGTCAGTAATGCGAACACCAAACTGACTGATGAATTCTGAAGGCGAACCAAATCCCTCTACGTTAATCAGAAGCATCTCAATCATGTATGCTTGATTAAATTCAGAGTGAACAACTTCTCCTAATGTCTTATCCCTCAGTAAAGTTCTGGGAATGTAATAGACATCAGTTCCAAACAACTTGATCTGCTCATCAACCAAGTCTTGTACTAGATTTTGTTCAGTGGAAATACCACCGTTTTGAGGAAAGTATACCTTTTTCATCCGATCATATCCAGAGGTGGTAATTCATATGTGCTGGAAGATGCATCCATTAACGCTTGAATCTCATTGAGAGCATCTTGATAGAGCTCTCTACCATTCATGGATACACCACCAGGGAGTTGAACTCCATTAAACTTGATTAGGTTTTGTCCCCACTGTCTCTTCAATAGAGCAGTAGCATACTTTTTAACAAAAGGATCGTTATAAACCTTGGTAAAATCTTGGGGATCTAATGCTCTATAACATTCGATTAGAAGGTATTGATCTTCTGTAACTCTATCTGGATCGATATCAATATAAAGACGATCCTGTCTAATGTTGAATCTAAAATCGACCAGAGCACCAGTATTGATGATCATGTCGATAGTCTCGAAATGAGACTTAACCATGTAATAGTTGACCATATCAACACCACCAAACGCTAGACCAGTTCCTGATGTATATGAGAACAGATCCATTAGATAATATTGATTGTTTAGTCCGAACAAACTGTTACGAACAAATGCAGAACTAATACCAAATACTTTGGAAATACCAAATACATGATCAGGAATCTCAAGAAAATTATTTCTATTTTCCCATGTCGTAGCATCTGGAGCTGCTGTGGTTTCTGTCTCGTCAGAAGAAGTAAATCTAGTAACATCATCAGCAGTGAACTGATGTTTTAGATACATTCTTTCCGAACCATCATAGTGACGTTCTCTGTAATATTGAAGAGCGTCATCGATAGCATCATCAATTTGATCATCATCTAAGTTAATTTCAAGCACAGGAAATCCTAACTGCCTTAAGCAGTAGTCCCTTAAATCTGATCTACTGGATGGTTGAGCCACAAAAAAATACCCCTAGTCTCCTAGGGGTATTTATGATTAACAGTGTGTTTGGAAGATTATGCCTGAGATTCTGCCCAGGAGATCTTACCAGAGACTGTGTAAGGTTGAGAGGAGCTAACATCCGAAGAGTCGATGATGTTCGCAACAATTGTTAGAACGTCAGGACCGTTAGGGAATACGCCGTCTCCACCCTGAATCGAGTTACCGAGGTCAATCAGTTTCGATAGGTCAAGAGTCGTGGTTTCTGCTGCGCCTGTCGTACCACCCGCTGCGCGGAAGGTGAAGACCTTAAGACCACCTGAAATTGTATCACCTTTTTCGTGAGCGATAAGTTGTGATAGTGAAGGTGAGTCAACAGCATACCAGGAGTCAGAACTTAGAGCACCGTTGAGTCGGAGTTCGATCTCAGTTTCATACGTTGTCTGGATATCAATCGCATTCAACTTAAGTTGCATTCTGTTAACGATTTCTCTTTCACCAAGTAGACCTTGAATTGAGGAGTCAACCGATGGAGCCAAGCGAATTGAGATAATAGGAATATTAGACTCAACAACGTTTGGATCGCCCTGAGGAGCACCTGCATAGAAGGTTGTTCCGCCAGGAACTTTGTTTGCTGTTTCATCTAGGTAACCAGTTGCACCTCTATAAGATCTGTATGGTGAGTAGCTGAGTTCAGACTCACTACCATCATAGAATAGAATAGAAGCACGATACTCATTTGAGTATAGTCTGGTTTCACTGTATGCGGAGACTGGACGACCATCTGAGAAGAATCCAGAAAGGTAACCAGTGATCGAATCATTATAGAGGTAAGTACCAACAGGTGCTGCTGCTTGAGCAGTTTGTGCTGTTGTACTCGTTGTACCAAATCTAAGAACGATGTAGTGCTTATAGAGGTTAGAAACTCTCTGTGAGCGTACATATGAGGTGTTAGTGTTGGTAGTAATAGCAACAGAGTCTTCGTTGGTATACTTAAGAACCTGACCAGATGCAGTGAATAGGTAAGCATCGTCATCTTGGAACATACCATCCATCATGACCGAAGTACCCCAGTGGAACAGGGTTGGTGTGTGAGACGAGATACCGCTAGATTCGATCTCATAACGTGCAGGTAGGTTACCTGAACGGAAGTAAGATTCGGTGAGGCGGTTGTTATGTCTGAACTCGTGGACGTACTTGACGTGTCCGTTCTGATCCTTAAATCCGAAGCGGATCTTACCAGCACCGTACCAGGAGTAATCCATGTACGCCATCTGAATCTTGGTGAGATCTAGGTTGTAACCAGTCTCGCCAGTTCCATCACAGTGATCGATATTCCAGCTAGACTGTGCAACCTTAGTATCAACTGTCTTGGAGATCAAGACGTTATCAGTTGTGGTTCCTCTGTAAGAAGGTTGAATCTTAATGGTTGTGTCGGAAGTAACCTTAACAACCTTGTAGGTTTGACCACGGATAACGACTTTATCACCGAAACCAAGTTGAGTGGTGAACTTCGTGTCTAGACCTGTAACTTCGTTGCTGTTTCTGAGAACAGAAACTGATCCAGTCATCTGCTGAGTAGAAGATCTTCTTACACAGTAGATATCAGTTCCATCGAATTCAAAGAAGAATCCATTCTGGAAGTCAAACATACCACAGCGTACTGCAGAGTTCTGCCATTGCTTGATATGGTATCCTAGGAATCCAGTTGCATTGTTAACTGTTGGAATTAGAGTCTTGAGGTCAACTTCAAACGTGAAGTCGTCAACAATACGAATGACTCTCCATCCGTTACTTCCGCTGTTGAATTCTGCATCATCCGAGTCATCAACAATAATGTTGGTGTTCTCTTGTACACTATGTGGATATCTTGTTACAACAACCATTCTGTTCTTAGCACCATCTGCTGCGTCAGTGATAGTAATCTCACCACGCATTGCAACTGGGTTTTGCTGAGAGATGAAGTAGTATGTACCAGCGGTAATGCTGTCTGTATCCCACACGATAGTACCATTGTTAGTACCGTTATTTGTAATACCAACGTTGATGTTATCAGCGTAGTCTGGTCCAAGACCAGTAGTTGCAGTAGAAGAAGTAATCCAGAGATTATCTGATCCACTAGCAACCGCAAGATTCAACTTATCACCTGCCTTGAGGGTAATGTTGATGTTGTTTCCAGAAGCGTCTCCTGTGAATACCCATGCAGTATCACCAGGAGCGTTAGAAACTCCGTAGTTCTCGATATTACCATAAACATCACCAGCGACCTGTCTGTAAGACATTGACTTAGCAGAGATCTTTGGATTGAAGTTAATAGCGAGTGAGGTCTGGATGCCTTTACCTGACTGATAACGGAAATACTTACGTGTTTGACGACAGATTAGACCATCTGGAGACTTGGATGAACCGATTTCCATACCACCGTCAAATGGTCTGTGGAGATAGTATCCATCAGGACGTACATAAACAAGAGTATCAATAAAGTATTGAGCGGTTTGGTCGGTAAATGTAAATGGTTCGTCAACCAGCATTTCAAAGTCATCCTTAATTGCGGTGATTAGACGCTGGTGGATGGTTGAAGGTGAGGTATTTGTGTCTAGGACACGGATAACATCACCAACTTTGAAGTAACGCTTGAAGGAAGTATCGGTGTAAGTAGCATCACCTTGTGTACCAAGGATTCTTCTAGAACCATTGGAAATATCAAGTCTACCAGCACCAAGAACACGACCAGCAACGTTAGCGTGAGTGAACAGATGGTTCTGTGGTACTCCAGGAACCTGCGTGATTGTAATAGCAGTACCTGCTTCTGCTTGTGCTCTTGTCTCTGCAAGTTTGAACTGATTATCATCCTGCTGAATTACATAGTAATCAGTATCGTTCGTTAGACCACCAATATCTAGTCCGCCATTGTTAGAATAGATAACTTTTTGACCAGTTACAAAGAAGTGATCGTTGATCGTGAATGAGTTGTTTAGTACATCTACTGCAATGCTGGTATCAAAGAGTTTCTTGGTAGGACGTACCTTAAATGGAACGTTAATTTCAAGAGTCTTCTCATCGATAATAACAGTGTTCTTATAACCACCGTCAGAAACACCGAAGTCAGAAGTTTGATCTTCAAATGCTTGCTGACCAGCACCAGTACCAGATAGAACCTCAGCAGGGACAGCAGCAGCAAAGGAAACATCACTTACTAGTGAAGTAGCAGTACCACCCCACTGATTATCGACTTCGATATAGTTACTATCTGCGTTTACAGTAGTGAAGTTAACATTAGTGATCTCGTATTCACCTTCTTGGGTTAGACCCTGAGTATTTGCAATTAGATCAACCTTCATACCAATGGATAGACCAGAAGTAATTGATAGTCTAGTAATTCTGGTTTCGTTAGAAGGAGCACCGTTTGTGTTGAGAGATCTTGCTCTACCAGTAAAGGCAACAGAAGCAGAGTCTCTTAGTGCAAATCTATCACCATTGATAATATCAACGTAATATGTACCACCATCAACTAGACCACTGATAAGTGCAGATCCCTCATTGGTGTAGATAACCTTGTTGTTTTCAGACAACTGGTGATCTTCAACATAAATTGAGTTTCTCTTGGGGTTATCAATTGTACCTGTTAGTGAATACGTTCCAGGTAGTTGGAGCAGTCTTAGAGGTTGACCAGCGAGTGATGTCTTGAGTCTGAATCTGTTATCATCAACAACCTCAACAAATACGGTAGTGCCGTTGGTTAGATCACCCATTGAACTGGTATTCCATCCAGTGCTGTTGTTATAAGTGATTGGTTCGCCAGTTAAGACGTTGAACGTTAACTGCTCATTAGTGATTAGGTTGTGATTTGGAGAATAGATTGTGTCTTGATCATTGACCTTAGCCAAAGGCATCCAGTACATTGAACCAGACCAGTCGTTGTTCCAGCTAGAAACATCAGTTTCTCTGTTGTAAGATCTCCACTCTCTGTTGTTACCATAGATTTGGATCTGACCGTCTAGGGTAGTTCCGTTTGTATATGGGTTTGCATCATCATTGTAGTATCTGCAGTTACCAGGAGCAATTGATCCATCTCCTGAAGTACCATAAGGACCGTAGAAGTTTCTCTCTGCAGAGACGTTTCTTGGTTGTAGAAGTGGATCACCTCTATGACCTGTAATTCCTTTGGTCTGTGGATAGATACAACCTTCATTAGTTTCGTGTTGTGCCCATCCTTGGTTATGAGCTTCTGCATAAACACCTCTGAATCTTTGTCCAGTGTTTTCAATTACCTTTCTATGACGTGGATATCCAATTCCAGGTCTGTAGGTATGGAAGATCATGCTATTTTCAACGTTATTAGCGTTTCCAACATATCCACCAGCACCTGCTAGACCGTAGGAGTTAGCACCATACTGATAAAGGTCATAACCAGAACCATATGTAATGCCTGTAGCACCAACACTGTTTAGATAAGAACCACCTGCTTGGTCTTGAAGCTTCCAGTACATGGTTCTGTAGTACCACTGGTAACTACCACTCTTCTCTTCTCTCTGGATTCTATAGCAGAGAGCGAATCTGTGGTTTCCTCTATCAAAGGTAGCACCTCTAGGAAGTTTCTTGATGTTACGTACACCAGAACCAGGATTAGAATTGAGGTTTAGATATGTACCTGCTTTCTGAAGATCAAATGTACTGGAGAGACTAATCTGATTACTTCCTCTCTTAGTGATGTAATACTTAGTACCACTGACTAGTAGATCACCACCAGAACCATCAGCAGATGCAGTAGGAGCATGATAGTAAAGAACTACATCTTCATCTTTCAGAGTATTGTATACTGAAGCACTAATTGTTAGTGTATCAGATCCAACTGCAGAAACTGCAGATGGAGTTTCAGATGAATCATTAGCAGTATGTGCTCTACTGTAGAACATCGAGCAACCACCGTTATATGTGCTATCGTCGTAACGAATGTTAGCGCCTGGTGCGCCGATAACCATTTCTTCACCGTGCTCATCCATAGCCATGGATACACCGAACTTACCATCATGACTGTAGTCGCAAAGGATCTTACCGTCATTATCATATCCAGTCTTAGCATCATTCAAACGATATGTGAATGCTGCACCGACATTACTGTAAGTTGTAAAGGAAGTACCAGTGAAGCTAGTATTAGGTCTGATGTCTCTAATGTCGTATTGAGGAACACCAATACACATTACAGAACCATCATAGCTCATGACGAGACCATCGCCTTGACCTTTACCTGAACCGTCAGGGTTATCACCGTCAACTTCGTTACCACCAAAGTGGATTGAAGACTTACCATCTGCCCAGTTTGTAGTTCCTTCTGGACACTCTAGAGTTTGCTTCCAGACATATGATCCAGTACCAGAATCCCAGTTGTAGATGTGGACTTGACCCATGTCGTTACCACGAGTAGTCTCTTGTCTTGGTTCTGCAATACCCAACCACATAGTGTCTTTGGAGTATGCAATTGATTGTCCAAAGTATGCAGATGATGATGGTGCAGGAGAATTGATTCTCTGTGCCTGAGACCAAGTGTTACCGCTTCCTCTATTGAAGATGTAAACCGAACCAGAATCACTTTGAGTTTGATCATCACGAACAGAAGCGATAACAATCTTGGATTGATCTCCAGCCATCTTAACTGTTGCACCAAAGTAGTCATCACTACTTAAAGTACCATCGCTAGGTTCAATCTTTTCATAGTCATAAGTTTCACCAGAACCAGAACCACCGTTTCTTTCGTGATTTGTATTGAAGTTTGTTTGATGTGCAACGACACAAACACCAGATTGACCACCGTTTTCATCGTTTCTTGGAATACCAACAATGAAGTAATCTCCTAGATCATTGATATCTAGTGTAACACCCATGTAAGAGGACGAATCGTTATCAATACCAGAGATATCATTAACTTCAAATACGTGTCTACCAGTGAAAGACTGATAAGAACCCTTGTAATAGTTAGTATAATCTTCTGGACCAGTCATGCTAGCAAAAGCCTTACCTCTATCATAGACGTAGCATGAACCAGTATCTGTAGTACCACGGTCAGTTCTTGGAGCACCAACGATAAGTCTTGTACCGTCTTTGTTTAGAGCAACTGCATGACCAAAATACTGTGATGTTGATGCAGAAGTGTATGGCTGGAATCTTTGATAATACTCCCACTCATTATTGAATGGGTTCTTCTGATAAACCCAAACTTGTCCACGGTTTGTAGCACCATCATCAGAATATCTACCACCGATAGCACATGTTCTACCATCTTTAGAGATAGCATGAGACATACCATAGCGAATATCTTGAGTATAGTTTGTGGTATACTCTGCTGTTTGTGCTTGACGCATTCCAGTGAATGCCCACTCTCTTAGAGTAACTGGATAATCCCAGTCATCGAACTTATCGATCTTGACTCCACTGCTGTAGTATGATGGGGTTACACCTGCGTTGTGTAGTCTAATTGCCTTAGAACTTACAACCTTTACATAATAAACCTGTGATCTCATCAAACCACCAATTGGTTTATCACCAGGCATTGGATAGTAGTACAATGCAGCACCATCATGTAACTTGTGATCTTCATCAAAAGTAATAGTGTTTGTTGAGTAATCAACGTTATTAGACTTGATCTGTAGCTCATAAGAACCCTTATAACCAATCAGTTGGTTACCAGTTTGTTCTGGAGCGTCATAACCTTGAGATGTTGCTGTTGCTAGAGGAATTCCTCTAGTATCTTGTGCGTTAATGCTCAAAGTTTGAACAGTATCAATATATCCACGACCATCAGGTGCAGTAGCAGTTGGATCAACAACCTCTACAACCTTTGGAGAAACTGTATTAACAACATAGAAATCAGTACCAGTAGAGAATCCATTCTCGTGCTGAGTCATCATGTAAATCTTCGAGATTGATTGCTCCTCGAAGAAAATATTTCCCTTCATGCTCATTCCATGAGTCTGACAGTAATAAGTCAGATACTTTGGAGTGTTTACATCAACAAAAATTCTGCTATATGATCCTGTAGTACCTGGAGCGACTGATGTTTCATATACACTATCTGTATATTGCTTACGACCTTCTTCAGCTAACCAGAGACCAGATTCATTTGGATGTGAAGCATTTCTATCAACACCAAATGCTAGATACGTACCTTCGCCTGTAATTGTATTGGTATTTGTAAATGGCGCAGCGAAGTTAATATCTGCATCAATACCATATCCAATAACTTGACTCCAGTGAACACCGTCATAAGATGAGATGATCGAACCTGAAGCACCAGCAGCAACATATCTTTCATCATCGAAGAAGATTGATGTGAGATTTGCACTAACTGGGATGTTAGCAGCAGGAACTCTTGTCCAAGATTCGAGGTTAGTTGCAGTAGCAATGAATCCATCTCCAGAAACAGCATCACCAACAACAGCATACTGATTTTCGTATGTATCTTCTCTAACGATACCGTTCAAGTTAACGTTAGTTCCAACGTTATCTACTTCAAATGAAGCACCACCGTTAGTTGACCAAACAATTGTTCCACCCGAACCTACAAGAGCGATAATAGAAGCGTCTTCAGAGATAAAGAAATCTCTGAACGTTGATGTCGTTGAGTTTGCTCCAGTTCCAAGAGTAGCAACTTCAAGAATCGCGTCTCCGTTACCACCAGAAACTTGTACTCTATCTCCTACCTTGTAATCTTTACCAGCATTAGTGATTGTAACATCAGAAACAACACCACCTACAACAACAACAGTTGCTTCAGCGCCAGAACCATCACCTGTAAGAGTGATTAGTGGAATGTTTGTACCTGCGTTGTAAGCAGAACCACCATTTACAATGGTATCTGTAGCAAAACCTGAGTTTGTTGTGATGCTAGATTTATCTAGAACTTCAGTCCAAGTAGCAAATGTAGTACCATCTGCAGTTGAGTGTAGTTTATCTTCAGTTAGGAACCAATATGCGCTTCCAGCATATTGTACTTTAAGGAAGCTTTCATTAGGGATGTTTGCATCGCCTTTTTCTGTCCAAGATGTACCAGCAGAAGAAACGAAGATGCCGCCATTAGTACCAGCACCATTTGCATCAGCACAAAGAACAAACTGGTTATCTGCGGTAACCCAAACAATATCTCTTGGTCTTACAGTACCACCTGCACCAAATTGGATTTGACCAGCAGGAATTGCAGTGTATGGTTGCTGGATAGCAGAGAAGTATGTGGATACAGCAGTTGATCCTGCAACTCCAGTATACTGGAAGATATTGAATGCATATCCTGTCCAGTAGCACTCAGTAGTTGTAACACCTGTACCAGTTGTGAATGCTACCCAGCTAACACCAGCATCAGATGAATATGCTCCATCACCTTGAGAATCGATGATTACGATACGATATCCATTTCCACCATCTCCACATGCAACACCAATTAGTGTGTTAGAGAGACCAGTAGTTCTAGTTGTAAATACAGTAGCATCTGGAGTTGTTAGAAGTGTTCCAGAAGCACCAATAATTACGAACTGCTCATTGTAAGTATCCCACTTAACATCAGTGAGGTTGTTGGAAGATCCAACTGCAGTTTCTTTAGTCCAAGTAATAGCATCAGGAGATGTATATACAGCACCTGTTGCACCAACAACTGCCCACTTTTGACCAGACCATGCAGCTGCCTCTAGATTTTCGGTTCCAGATGTAGTTCTTGCGGTGAAGTTAGCACCACCATCAGAAGATTGTCTGATAATACCGCCAGCACCAACAATAACGAGGTCTTGTGAGTTTGATCTTACACCTCTGTAGTTTGTTGTGCCTGTTGTACCAGCAACTTGTGCCCAAGAAGAACCATCAGCAGAACGAATAACAGTTCCAGTATCACCAACAACGGTGAAGAATGCTCCGTCCCAATCTACATCATAGAGATCGTTAGCAGTACCAGAAGTCTGAACTGTCCAGTTCAGGTTATCTGTTGATGTTGCAATTAGACCAGCTGCACCAACTCTAATCTGCAACTTCAAGGATTCTGCATAAAGTCCCTTGTTAAATACAGGACCAGCTGGAAGTGCTGGTGAACCAGATGTAATGTTGTAGGATGTTTCCAACCACTGAGATCCTACGATTTCAATGTCGGTATCTGATGTGTAGATATGTCCGTCATCGGAAGCATATACGTTAGCAGTAGTGTTGTTGGTAGCAAATACAACAGGTGATCCTTCAGTACCATCATCTGCATGGTGAATTTGCTTCGTTACTTCATCAACGAATTGATCAGCTCTAGCAAATCTAATTCTGTGATTTGTGTTGCTGTTTGCGTCCTGAGTGAAGTAGAAGATACCATTCTTAGTGATGGTTAGATCTGGGCTAGCTTCTCCATCAATGTAGAAACCACCGTTTGTTCCACCAGGAACGTCAACAATGTAATTTCTGGAGTCAGCAAGAAGACCATCATAAGAGTCTAGAACTAGCTGAGAGTTGGAGTAGAACTGACCAGGGATAACAGATGAATATGCACCAGATAGGTTTCCAGTTTGTGACTGAGCACCACGGCAACGATAAGTAAATGTAGTTGGCGTTGGTACTGACTGGATCAGATATGAACCTTCTGCGGTGAAACTAGTAAGACCGCGAACGTCAATTGGAGTACCAGGAGTTAGGTTGTGCTCAAACTTGGTGGTGACGACAATAACATCACTACCATTGGTTGCTGAAATTGAGATAATACCAGAAATTGTAGTATCTGAAGTATTTGAATATGCAGAAGGAATGTTGTTTACAAGCTGAAGTGTTTCCCACTTCGATGCCTGAGGACCATATTCAAAGTCGGTATCAACCAAGTTCTCTGGGTTAGATACACGAATCTTTGATACTGGGTCAACAAAAGTTTCTGATGGTTCAAATGCAACTTCTGGTTTCTCGATAAAGATTTGAAGTTGGTCACTATCAGACATCGATGTTGTATCGAAGTCTAGGGTGATTGTAGTATGCTCAGTGACGGGATCAAATACTACACTTGATGCACCCTTCGCTTCATCTGCGAAGTTGTAAAGGATGATATTGTCAGTTACGTTAGTAATAAGAAGAAGTTTCTTAACACTGACATTATCATAAATTTTGATAGTCCTTGCGGACGCATCAAAACTATAGTCGTATACTAGTTTCTTTGCCATTTTGGTACTCTACTTTCTGTTGAATGATGTTTGTTTAACGAAATATAAATTAGAAGCCTACTGCAATCATGGTTGCAATTGCTTTCGTTAACTCTGTGTTCACGTAATCCTTACGTGCGACTGGAATGCCGCCCGCAGTTGCCCCATCGTGGAGCACCAACTCATTTAATGTAGTATCTACCGTGAGTTCAGCAACTGCACCAGTAAAAGATGCGTGCTCAGCAGTTGTGCCTCTACGAAGCTGTACCTGGGTAGTCATATTTCGATGCCTAGAGTTTTTCTAGATTTATTTATAACGCGGAGGTTTTTATATGATCGTGACGAACGTATATGCAG